CTGTCTACCGAGGATGAGCTGTTTACTTCTTTATCTGAAGGCTCACATGCAAGGTGAAAATCCTTGCCCGCAGTTTTCAGGGAGCCTATGGCTCTCACCATAACGTCTGGCTGGTTACGACTGGCATCAACGTGCGGCAGGGCGATTGGAACTCTGGTTCCTCGCCTTTCATTGAACTCATCGGAGTATTATCAATAAACTAAATTCACATGAGAATACAAATCAAAGTAGTGTTGGAAGCGAAAGACGAGATGGACGTTGAAGCCATGAGGCCGGACTATGTGTGCATAGGAAACACATGGGACGATGCCATAGCGTGCATTGGCCGTCTTCAACGAAAGGTCGAACGACGCTTGGTCGATGCCACGATGGACGACAACAGTGATGTAGAGGCAGACCCGATAGAAATCGTTAAAGAAAATGACTAACATGGACAACTGGGAAATAAAATCGAGCATAGAGAAAGATTTTCGGCGTAGAACATTTCAAAAGAAAATGGAAAAGGTCTATCACTGGTTCTGGCTCTCAATGATAACGATAGGCATAACCGTTGTCGTCTGGTCGCTCATCATGGACTTACTATATCCCCGCCAAGCGTTACCCCAAGTACAGGCGATGACATGGCGGCAGGAACAGGCACAGTACTGGAACACGTTGGCCATGATGAAAGCGGAGGCAAGTACGACTAATAAATAAAAAATATGACAAAAGATTCATGGACATTGGCGAACGTATGGAACACTTCGATTGAAAATCGAGAGGAACGAATCATTTCTTCACGAGACCACCTTTGGGCTTCGGAACTAGGACGACAAGACGCTGACCTGTATTTGAAACTGATGGGTGAGACGCCGACGAATCCGCCGAATAATCGTTCACTACGGAAATTCGAGGCAGGAAACATTTGGGAATGGATTATAAAACTCATTCTCATGCGCGCGGGAGTATATCAGGAAACACAAAAGCGCGTCGAGTTTAGAAAAGACGGATGGTTACCCGTCACGGGTAAGTTGGACTACATTGCGGGCGGAAAACCGAATTATGACGAAGCGATTAAAAGCATTGACGCCCTCGCATTACCCGATATATTCAAACGTGCTTCCGAGGGAGCGATAGAATACTTCAAGAAAAACTACCCCGACGGACTTTCAGAAAAGATACTCGAAATAAAATCCATATCATCGTTTGCCTTTGAAAAGATAGAATTTACGGGAAAAGCCCTCGGAGGCCACGATTTGCAGACCTTCCACTATGCTAGGAACCTCGCCAAACCCGCTACAATCGTCTACATAAGCCGTGACGATGCAAGGATGATAGAAGTACCGATAATGCCCGATGACGAGGCTATAAACGCACGGTACGAGGCGAAGATAGCTACCTTAAGCGGATATTACCACAAAAAAGAAATGCCGCCGATTGAGCCTCCGATACTCTTTGACTATGACCTGTCGAGATTTCAGAAAAACTTCAACGCCGAATACTCGCCGTTTCTTACCAAGTTTTACAACGTCAAAGACCCCGAAGAATTTGACGAGATGTGGGGAACAAAAGTCAGCGCGTTCAACCGCGTAGTCACAAGGGTTAAAGACGGCAAGAAACTGACTGACAGTAACACAGCATACCTCGATGAAATGTCTAAATTGGGATACAACATATTAAAAATAATGAATAAATAATATGACTAGAATATCAAAAGAACTTATGGAAAAGGCGGGTATTATGCCGAAATTACGCCTCGGCTCAAAACAGCCTGGAGGCGGCGTCAAACCGACGGGACAGCACCGCGTTAAAATCCTCGAAGATAAAATTATCAGAAAGTCAGACCCATCGACAGGAAAGGAAATCGAATGGGTACGTTATATTGTCGAGGAAAATGGAACGCAGAAATACTATGATACGAGACTTAAAGACAAGGATGGAAAATTGCAGTATCTTGTACAAAATCTTTCCGAAATTAAAGAAGGCGATGAAGTGATATTTGAGATGAGGAAACAAGGGATAAAGAACTACATTGAGGTTACACCGGTCGGTCACTCTGCTACGGTCGAGGCTGATGAAGAAGATGACGAGGATGTAATACCATTTCAAGGATAGCCCCCAAACGCTCAAAACTGCGATTTAAGGCACATTAACCATAACAAACGATAAATCCCCTACTCAACATGAAAAAGACTATCTACGAGAAGGTGTTTGAACTGTTGGAAAGCCACAAGGACGGACTGTGGGGCGGCGAAATTGAACGGAAGATACCGCTTCATAAAGGCTGTACGGTGGCCAGGAGACTTCGGGAACTTTCGGAAGGCAAAAGTATTATCTGTGAAAAGCGGCAGGTCAATGGAAAGGGAGCTTGGTGCACTTATTATTACGCGAAATGATTATTCAACGAGTAGAAATTATGGGTATGGCCTTAACGGTGATGAAACATAAGTCATGCCATGCGGAGTTTGGCGAGGGTGAAGACGAACATGGAAAGTGGGCGACGCTCTATTCCATAGAAAGCAAAGTCGAGGGACAAGGCCATGCAACACAGCTTCTCACACGGGCAATGGATTATTACCAGAATGTCAGGTTCGGAGGTTCGGTAGCATTGAACGACAATATGCAGAGGATTTATCAGAGATTAAAAATAAAAGAATACACCGAATGAAACGCTCCACACCCCTCAAACGTTCCACGAAACCGATGAAGCGGACGAAGTTAAAAACAAAAACATGTCTAAAAAAGAAATCAAAACAAAAAATAAGTGTTCTACAGAGAAAGTTATGGCAACTCTGCCGAGAAATATGCAAGGCGAACTGCCCGAACTCATGCTTTACCTGTTCACAGACGGCTCTTACTGGTGCGAATTTTCAGATAGGCCATCTGTGGCCAAAGGCTTCTCTTGGAGCATTTCTGAAGTACGACATGAGGGTGTTACGCCCTCAATGCTTTCGGTGCAATATACACCTCGGCGGAAACGGGGCGGTGTTTTACGAAAGGGTATTGCGAGAAATTGGAGAGTCAGATATGGAAAAATTGCAGGCCGACAGACAAGTGATAGTAAAAGCATATCCTCATTACGAGAAACTTCTGTTAGATTACACAAAGATTTTGGAGAACTTAAATAAAATTCAATGATACTTCTCTACGCCACAATCAAAAACGGTCTCATCATTCCCAACAACAAAAAGGAAGTGTTTGAAATGGAAGGCAAGGAAGTCATGGTAAAGATTGAAAGGAAGACGGGAATACGAAGTGATACCCAAAACGCCGCCTTGCATAAATACTTTGAGCTGTTGGCGCAAGCCCTAAACGACGGGGGCTACAATGTCCAGTTAGTCTTGAAAGAGGTTGTAGACATAAATTGGACAAAAGATTTAGTCAAAGAATTGATTTGGCGGCCGATACAGAAAGCATTGACGAAGAAAAACAGCACCACGAAACTTGATAAAAGTATGGATATAGATTTAGTGTACGACCACATCAACCGTTACTTGGCCGAACGCTTCCACATTCATGTACCGTTTCCAAGCGACCCCGACAAGAACAAACCTGCTGTAACAGTAGAGAACTACCCCGTTAATGAGCTAGGAGAATCAAAGTTTTAGTTACCATTCTAATCAACAGTTTATCCCCCATTATTAACTTGACTACTAGGCAGATAAAGTATAATATACACACATGAAACAATCAAACTGGATGAGAAATGCGTACAAGACAACAAGTGTTTACTGGGCGAAAAGTCAATCTGATATTATGAAAATGTTGGGAAGTATCGGAGTTGACCAGATACGTTTCACCTCTATGCCCGACAGAATGGTATTGGAGTTTGTGATGCAAGAAGAAGGCAAAATACCGATGGGGGTTAGAATAGTCACGCCTCTGAAAACAAAGTCGGCTGATGAAGTTAAAAGAAACAAGGAATTGAATACCGTGCATCGGATACTTCTGAATCATCTCAAAGCAAAATTTCTCGCAGTCGGTGCAGGACTTACAGAGTTTGAACAGGAGTTTATGGCACACCTTATCATCAAAGGAAAAGACGGTCATGATTCCACTATCGGCGAACAACTTTTACCGCAGTATCACAAACATATTGAAGGAAAAGAAGGCCCACTTTTATTAAATTAAACAAACACCATGACCGAAGAAGAAAAACTACGACCGTATGGAGAGATGATGAAAGAGAACGCCAAGAAAGGCGGCCAAGTAACTAAAAAGAAGCTCGGTAAGAAACATTACCAGAGAATGCAGAAGCTAGGAATACAAACAAAGTTGGCCAAGAAGAAGCAAGAAAAATTAAAAGTCGAAGCCTATATCAAAAAGAACGAACAGCGTAATCTTTACTAAAACATGACCAACCCAATAAAATCCCAAATAGCAGCGAACCGAGAGAGGTTTGAGAAAGAATTAAAAGAAAAATATATTGATTTTTGTCGAGGAACGACTGATAAGGAAGTTTACGCTGATGAGAATCTTGATTTTTGGTTGCCACAGATTAGTAAAGTAAATACCACCTCCCAAACCTCCCTCCTCCAGACGGCGATAGCGGCGGTGGAGGGATTAAGAACAAAACCAAATATCATGGGGTACTTATCTGACAAAGCAAAAGGCTCGAACAAAACAATTTCAAAGGTCGTCGAACTGCTCAAGGGAGGGATAGAAATTGGTGCAAGGAATGGACTATTGAGGAAATTGCTCATAGCTTATTTTCTGAAGGAATGGGGTATATGAGTATCTCAAATGGTGACCCACGCGGTAAACAATTTATTGATAACAAAAACATACTTGTGAAAGAATTAAAAAAGAGATATAAAAAATAACCCCCGCGGTTGCCTCCCAAGGCGTAAAAAGAGTTCTTTCAAAGGTCATGTACCCAAGTAGCTCGCGTTTCAAGGTTTGATTATTATATAATAAATAAAAAATATGTCATCAACAATGCAAGAAATGAAAAAGTGGGTTTGTCATAAGAAAGTTCACGCTGAAAAAATAGTAAAGATAGTTAGGGACGGAGAAAGCGAAAACCGAGAGAGCGATGGGTCGTTGAAATTGTTTTTTGGTGATTATCCTATTGAGGATGCTTTTCGAGTAGATTATCAGTGGGCGCACCGATACAAACCAGAAGTAGGTGGTTATTATGTAGTTTACGAAGATGGATACTCATCATATTCACCAGCAAAAGCCTTTGAAGAAGGGTATACGCAGATTTAGTTTCAGTCGCCTTGGAACCGAGTTATGTGGGTATATGAAATAACAAATATGAAAATAAACCAGTATCCAATAAGTACAACGGGAGATTTAGGTCTTACAAAGCCATTCGTCTACCCGCCGTCATGTCCGACATGCTACAAGCCGTTTAAAGTCGCATGGGACAATTATTTAGGGGGATATAATCCTCACCTCCTCGAACCTGATTGCGACCATTATCAGAAGAATGTTCAAATATCGATAGGGTAAATAAAAACCCGGTTACACACCCTCCTTTGAAAAAGGATAGTGGGCTACATAAGCTAGAGGAAAAATGGAACATAATTTCTTCTCACCTCGTAGGCGGAAAACGTGCGAAAGCCTATCTTTCTGGCAAGCCGCCGTATCCTTATTACAAGCCATAAAAATGGTCTAATCCACAGGACGTTCTTTTTTCGCTCCATGTATGATAGTATATAGGTACACTCGCAAGGGTGTTGAAATAGGGAGTATGCCTAATGGCATATCTTGTCACCACATCTTTTCTGAAAAGCTGTTGAGAATATCAACAGCTTTTTGCATGGATAAAACGTTACACACCCTCCTTTGAAAAAGGATAGTATGCAGGTAAATAAAAAACCGCCTGAAATAAATCAAGCGGTAGATAGGAGTCACCTCCTTTCTTTTGGTAGCGGCCGTGACCAAACGGCCAAAGTTAATCATGTCGGTTGTGGATAGCGAGTAGAAACTCGCTTCCTTTCCATTTGAGGGGAAGACTTATTGGCACAGCTTTGTGAGCAGTACCATTTACCTTCTTTGAGCACCGCTTGTCCGTTCTTCCTCCACGATGTTGGATAGAACGAGTTGCAATGTGTGCACCAGCAATGTCGGTCGGGTATTTCATACATAGTTACTCCTTTCAATGCGATGCTTCAATGAGCACCACAACGTTGTGATCGGCCTTGCGAATAAAGACCCGCAGAGCTTTAACCTCAATGATGTCCACCGAGACGCCCGTAGACTCTCGATGAATCGAGTCCATAAACGCTTTCAAGTTCAAAGGAACGAAAGCGATATGAACACTATTGTTGTCGGTATCGGCTATGACAACCGAACCATTGTAACGATAGGTCATAGTACCTCCTACCAATGAATTGTAAGGTCATGTCGCTCGGAGTAAAATCTCACCTTTGGACTTCCGAGCTTCGATATGGGCAATCCAACCGTGGAAGCATAGCCTCCATCGTATTTAAGATATGCCCCCGTAATGAGCAAGTATTTTTTATGCTCAATGACCAAGCCGTCCTTCACCCTTTGCATAAGAACAATGGATGAAGCCGCCTTGTGCATGTGGCCATGAACAAGCAAGTCGCAAAAGAAGGACGTTGAAATCCTTTCAACAGCGAGAAGTGCAGTGCCGTCGAAACGAGCATTGCTTCTGCCGTGAAGGGAATAAATGTCATAGAATTGCGAACCGACTTTGAACCTGTTCCAACATGCGTCGCCGAGAAACGGGATTTTTAATTCCCGTGCAAGTGCTCTGTCTACATCGAAACCTGTTTCTTTGTAGACACGCTCCCCGTGATTTCCACGTAGTGTACCTAAAATGAGCTTTCGCTCGGCAAGAGGATAAAGCCATTCGACCATTTGATTATGTTGGTCTTCGGCAATTTCTTCCTGTTCGTACACACCAGCACCGACACTATTGCGAGTAGCCGTTTCGTTGAGGTCTCCCATCAAAACGACATACAAGCTGTTGTTGAGACAATAGGCAATGTTCTTTAAGAACCTGTCTTTGTCGAACTGCGGCGAACCATTATGGGCGTCGCCAATAAACATCACTTCGGCATAACCGTTATGATGAGTGAGTGTCTGACGATTGAGTCGAATCGTTTTTCCATAACTTTTTGTTATTTTCAAAGAACTCCTTTCTCTTCGCCACGTTATTGTGTCGAAGCAACGAGCGTTGAAGCCCGCTGTCTCGAAGCAATTACTGTGGTCGAGCTACTTTACCAGCAACGATCTGGC